GAGAACGAGTTTGGATATCTTACAAACTTCCTTCAAGAAATTCCTCATAGAAAAGAGTGGGAGTTCCACGGAGGATCACAGAATAGTATTGAAAAATCAAAGTTTATTACTCTAGATAAAAATCAGATTATTCACTTCAGACTTCATACTTCTGATCCCCTTTACTACCCATACGGAAAATCTATTGCAGCCCTGTCCCATAGAATCTTCAGATCACTAAAACTGATGGAAGATGCTATGCTAATCTACAGACTCTCTCGCGCTCCTGAGAGGAGAATTTTCTATATTGATGTTGGTAATCTTCCTGCTACCAAGTCTGAGATGTTTATGGAAAGACTAAAGCAAAAGTTTAAGAAGGAAAAATTCTATAACAACAATACAGGACAAATTGATTCTAGATATAATCCCCTTAGCGCAGATGAAGATTTCTTTGTCCCTCTTCGGGGAGGCAAAGGAACTAAGATTGAAACCCTTCCTGGCGCACAGAACCTTGGGGAAGTGGATGATGTTAAGTACTTTAGAGATAAACTTTTAGCTTCTCTTAAGATTCCTAAAGATTATATCGTAGAAAAGGACAAGTCCCCAGAAAGAAAAGCTAATCTTTCGCAATTAGATGTAAAGTTCGCAAGAACTATTGTAAGGATTCAAAATGCCGTAGAAAAAGGGTTTGAGTCTGTTGCTAAAAAGCATCTACAAATGATGGGATATCCTGATTCAATAGTTAAAAAACTAAAAATTGAGCTTCCTGATCCTTCTGATATGTTTACCAAAAGGAAAATAGAGATTGATACACAAAAAACAGCTGTAGTTGCACAAGTTAGGCAACTAGGGTTATTCCCTGATAAACAAATTCTCAAGGAATACTATGGTATGGATGATGCTGAGATTGCTCGTCTAGAAAAAGAAATGGACAAGCAAAATAAAAAAATGGCAGAACAACAAAGTATGATGGGCGAAGGACAGCCTGCCATGCCTGGAGCTGCGCCTGCCCCTCCTGGGGGACCACAGGAATCAATGGAGAACAACCCAAACATCCCTGACCAAGAAGATCTAGAAAATGTGTTAACAGATCTTAAAAATGATATCTTGGTAGAGGATGATGTGTCTTTTTCAAAGAGGCAAGCTTTGGGTAGAATAATAAAGAAATATAAAGATAATTAAAATCTTAATTTTATTAGTTTAAAAGTATAATATATATCATTACAGAAAGATAACTTAAAGGAGTTTCTAATGTTCGAAAATTTATTTGAGAGAAGGGATAAAAAGGTCGCTTCCTTACTAAAATTAGGTGCCTGTTTAGGCCGATCCCTGAGAGAGAATGTTGCTTTGTTTTCAGTAGATTCTGGGAGTAAAAGAGCAATTTATGTCACTGAGAGTGATAAAGTAATTAGTGGAAAATACAATTTAGAAGATGATAACATCTCACTTACAGATCTTGAAGTATCTGATTCTGCTCTTTTTCAAGACGGAAAGAAGTTTGATGGGCTTGTTAGGGGGAAAATTTCTAATTTTGTAAAGAGTATTCATGAAGATTCTTACATGGAAGCAGACTCAAGTTTTGCAGAAATTTTAAATCTTTGGGAAACTAGAATTAAACTTGATGATGTTCGTGAGCGTTTATCTGAAAAAGTAGCTAACTTCAATTCTAGTACGGAAATCATAGATTCTTCTGAATTTGGTCGTCTCCAAGAAATTACTCCTCAACTTGTTACCTTCCTCAAAGAAAGTAAAGAACATATCGAAGATGTTTCTGAAATTAAAAACTGTGTTAAACTTTCCAATGTTGTTTCAACAGCCTTTGATTTCCCTAGATTATCTTACGAGGTTCTAGCAGAAGATGGCTCCTATACGGTTAAAGACGGTATAAACAAATCAATCTATGAGATGATTTGCCAGCAAGAACTGATTAAGAACGAACTCCTAGAGTCTAAGAAAAATTTTACTACTATGTGGGCAACTAACGATAAGGTTAGATCCCTAGCGAGTATGATTTTTGATAGTGATGAAGAGGTTATTGCTGAACTTGCAGAAACTATCGCTCAAGTCCCTTATCTTGCCCTTACTACTAAGAAGCAACTAAGAGAAACTGTTGAGAATTCAATGAATATTTCTGAAATTGAGTCTATCTCAGGAAAAGATCTTCAAAAGTTTGTTGGAAAACTTTTTGAATTTAAGAAGCCTGCCAAAGAAGCAATTATTAGCGTTCTTAATGAGAAATATGGAATTAATGTCCAAAACCTTAAAGAACCCCCTTCATTTAAAAGTCTTCTTAACACTCAAGTAGTAATATTTGAGGTTCTTTCAAAGCTTTCTCCTAAGAATAGTGTTCAAAAAGAAGTTCTTTCTGAAGTTGCTACTATGCTTAAAGCCAAAAAGGGTGTCGAGGGTATTGATGTAAATAACTATCTTCAAAGTCTTTTTGAAGAGGCTACTTACGACTCCTTTTTTAATGAGGACTACTTAATCCAAACTCTTAGTTTTGATGAAATAGTTTCTAATTTCAATGATTCTGACAATTTAAAGAATCTCATGCTTGATCAACTATCAGAAGTTCCTGTTGAAGAACCAGAAACTGAAGTTGTTCAAGAAGAAGAAGCAACGGAAGAAGAGGTTGAAGTTGTTGAAGAGGCTGCTGTGGAAAAGAAAACTGAAGAAGAGCCTAAAGCAGAAGCTGAAGCTGAAGAAGAGCCTAAAGCAGAAGCTGAAGAAGAGCCTGAAACCGAAGAAGAGGAAAAACCTATGAGTAAAACAGAATTTCTTGACAACTTAAAAGAACTAGAAGAATTACTTTCTGGTTTGACCCCAGAAGAGGACGAAGAGGAAACTGAAGAGTCCGAAGAAGAAGAAGAAGAAGGAGAAGAAGAAAATGCCTGATCGTCAAACATTAAAATCATTTTGTAGAGTAGTATCAATCACTGCCAACACTACTTCTTCAATTGACCTTAGCCAAACTACCAGCGATGCAGATTTAGATGTAGAAGCCACTTATGTTAGTGTTGAAGCTGTTTCCACAACTCCTACTACTGACGGTTACTTTTGGGTTTCTCCTACTGATAAAACAGGATATGCGGTTACTACTACGGACCCGTCAACCTCATGGCAGGCGGCTGGTGTTCAAGTCTCTGTTGGAGCCCCTGGTGCCATTGGTGGGGAGAATTCAGTTGTAACGCTAACTGTTCCTTCAATGCTAAAACAAGGCACTATTGATATTCAAAATGCTTGGGCAGAGGTGGTTACTTTTGCGATTAACTATGGAGTAGTTCAACATGCAAATGCACTGAGGGATAATAATTTAGACTCTGGATCTTAGCATGTCTCTAATTAATTATGGCACTTTTGGTCACTCTTCTGTACTTCGCTCGCCAGCAAGAGGAAGGAGGCCGCGTCCTGCCCGTGCTTTTTTTACTCAAAGTGATGGTTTAAAAATCATTGGTATGTTTACAACTGCTAGGGGAAAGTACAGAGGAAAAAGAGGTAATAATATTAGAATTGCAGTAAGAAGAGTAAGTGCTGAAAGAGTAAATATTGCTATCTATAAGGATGATGAAACTCTTTTGAATACTTATGCTAAAATAGCATCAGGAGCAGGGAATGATGTATCTTGGCTTCCTGCCTTTATTGAGGCTAACTGTCCTGATTTTTGTAAACATTTTCGTGCAAGAGTATACAATACCCCCACGGATGCCACTTGGGCCAGTAGTGGACAAGCTTTTGGTAATGCAACAGAGCTGGTTGGCGGGCTGGGATAAATGTCACAGTATCATCCCCTAGTCGTTTCTGGGACGACATTAGCGGAACTGCAAGCATCTGACACTTTATTTAATGCAGATCTACCTTCTTCTGTAGAGGTTTCTACTTTGTCGGTCAGCGGTCTGCCTTATCCTACTCCTTTTGGTTGGGCAAGTGCTACAGTAGGGACTGAGGATACTTCGGAAAGAAACTTTGGTCATGGATCAACTATATCAACTGCAATATCTAATACAAATGATATAAGTTGGGATGATACAAATAAACTGTTTTTAGTAAGTTCAACAGGAACTTACGAGGTTGAGTTAGTAGCTAGAGGATCTACAGGATCTTCTCAAGATATAGATATAAAAACCTATATAGGGGGAGTGGAAAAACATAAAGTAACTCAAAGAGTTACAACCCAAACTGACTCCCACCAGTTAATATCTTTATATGTGGGAACTGCTTCAGCGGGCGATTCAATCTATGTAACTAGAACTAATTCTGCTAGCTTTAGATTTGATGATGCTTCTATTTTATATATTAGGAGACTTTTATAATGGCTAATGGTGTTGAAAATCTCAACTTTTCGAAAAAACAAATTTTGAGTGCAAACACTCTTCTTCCTCTAGGCTTAGTTTTTACCATATGTGCTGGGGTAGTTTGGATAAGCAATGAGTTAGGTGAGATTAGGTACAAATTAGACCAACTCGATCAAAAAATGGAAGATCGTTGGACCCAGAGAGACATGGAAAATTGGGCTCTAAAACTTCAATTAGCTAATCCAAACTTAAATATACCTAAAGATTAAATCATATGGTTCTGTTTAAGTATTCTTATTATTCTCCAAGCATAGGAATCCTTAAAAACAGAAAGCTCTGTTAGACAGTTTTCCAACTTCCTTAAACCTTTTTCGCTAATCTCAGGTTTTAAATAAATATCTTTAATTATGATATTTAATTCTTTTAATTTCTCTATCTCGTTTTCTGATAGAATACCTAGAGTATCTTTTAATTCTTTTTGTTTCTTCATAAGATATTAACCGTATGCCCTTCTCTTGTGTAGTGCCGTCTTCTAGCTATGGAATGCTCTAGAAGATATTTTTCCTTATCTAAGAAATCATAGACATAAACTTCTGTCTTACTTTCATGTTTTCTTAGTGCGCGGCCTAAAGCCTGTAAAGTTGCTATCTCAGACTTCATTCCTCTGGCATTTATAAAGTGAGTTATCTCCTTAATGTTAATCCCTGTTTGCAGGATTTTAGTGCCAATGAGGATGCTAGAATTTCTACATCCTCTGAATCTAGAAATAGCTTTATACCGCTCTCCGATGGAGTTTGCTCCCTCAAGAAATTGGCATGATTCTCCAAGTAGATTTTCCAAGGTTCTTCCATGATCAAGTGATCTGGTAAGAATAAGTATGCGAGCCTTTCTGTTGTTTCCTCTGATTTCATTTACGATCTCCTTTATTTTTTCATTTCTTTCTTCATTATTGACAATGAATTCTTCATAGACAGAAAGATAATCCATATCCTCGGACGCGACGACTGATGAGGTATCAGGGTTTCTATCTATTAACTGAATAATAGGCTTAGTAAGTTTATTATCTTCTACTAAGTCTAAAGTGGTTACATCTCTCCATACTGGTCCTATTGCTCCCTCAAGATTATATTTTGCAATACTCTCTTTTGGAGGGGTTGCGGTGAAGCCAAACCTGTATACTGCATTAGGAAAAGATTCAATTGCGGGTAGTGTAATTTTGCCGTTTGGGAACTCATGACATTCATCTACCATAAGAACTTCAGCCTCTTCTAAATGAGTATCTAATATTTTATCTATACTCTGTACTGTACATAACATGATATCCCCAGGAATAAAACCCTCTCCAAAGCAAAGCCCAACATTCTCAATTGAGCAATCGTCTACTAGGAATTCGTAAGTTTGTGTTAGAAGCTGCTTTGCATTAAATAGCAAAACTATTTTTTTATCTCTTAGTGCTTTTATTAGTCCTGCAATTATTAAAGTTTTTCCTGATCCTGTTGGCGCAACAATAACTCCTCGTTTTTCTTTTAATCCCTTTTTAATAAGAGTCTCTTGATAATCATAGTATTCAAAGTTATCTAAAGTATACCCATTTTTAGGTAACTTTCCTCGATCATACATATACTCTAGTTCTGGTGTGCAATCAATCTTTTCTAAATCGGTTAAAACTCTTTCAAGTAGTCCAGACCTAAAAACCCCTGTTTTTGTTATATAGGACTTCCTTCCATCCCATCTACGGGATCGGTACTGAGGAGAAAACTCTGCTCCTGGCACTTTGAATGTATATAAGTTCCGTAGTGCATTTAACAGATCTGGATTATCAGTATAGATCTTGGATTTAATTAGTCCTATTTCTATTTTCATCAGACTATTATAGTTAAATAACCATCAGGAGATTTTTATGATTGATGAACAAAATGTTCCCACAGGTACGAATAGTAAAAGCGATATTGTTGATAATATTTTAGAGTTTCTTCCTACAGAGACTGCAATTGAAGTTTCTCTTCCATCCAAAGGTAAGTTTTATACAAATAGTACAGGTAAGGTTTCCGTTAAACCAATGACCTTCGCAGACGAAAAGGCTTTGGTAGCAGCAAGAAAAACTAGCATGGATTCTCTTAACTTGCTTCTAGCTCGATGCGTCGAAGGGATTCATGTAGAAGACTTATTACAGATCGATAAGTTATTTCTTGTATTAAAGTTAAGGGAAATATCTTATGGGGCTGAATATAAAGCAGTTGTTAGTTGCCAGGAGTGTTCTTTTGATAATCACATGACCTTTGATTTATCAAAACTTCCTGTTACTGAAGCCCCTGATGAACTAACTAACCCTATTGAGGTGGACCTTCCTGTAATTAAAAAGAAAGCAACTGTTCGCTTTCCTTCTGTAAATGATGAGAAATATATTTCTAATGTAGAAATTGCAACTGAACAGATTTGGAGATTTGTAGAATCAATTGATGGGAATTCCGATAAATCTGTTATATCAGCAGTTATAGATAAGCTTCCTCTAAAAGATATGCATACGATTATAAATGCTATGAATCCTGATTTCGGGCTTCAAACTAAAATCAAATATGATTGTCAAAGCTGTAATTCGGTGAATGTTGTGGATCTGCCCATAACTGCTGATTTTTTTTCCGTGAATTAGATAATATTTTAGATTTAAATAATCTTCTTTTAGAAGCCTACATACTTATACATAGAGTGGGGTTCTCGTATAGTGATGTTTTGGGATTAACCAGAACCGAAAGAGTTTCATTTTTGAAATTCTATGAAGAAGAAATAAGTAAAGAAAACGATGCAATTAAACGGATATAAAATTATAGATCGGCACAATAGGCCGAATACTTCTCAAAGAGTTGGCTTAAGAGCAATCTTTGTTAATGACGGGGTTTTTCAGGATCCCTATGAGATTAGTAGTGTAAGTATTTTTGCTGCAAGTGCTAATGTTTCACCCTGTAGCGTTTTAGGAAGTGATGGACTAATTTCATCTTCTATTACTCCTTTGATGAGTTTTGAAGCTTCAGGTGCTACCTTAACTAGTTCGGAAAATTTCAATGCTTCAAAATATATTCCAGTGCCTACCGCCAGTGGTATTTATAAAAATAGTGATGGAGATTTTGTAACAGTTCTTGATGGGAGTTTAAGCTTATCAGGAGAATATAATGAAGTTCCTATTGCTAATAGTGCTTCCTCTGTTCAAGAGTATCTTGATGTTTGGACAGTTCGGATGATTAATGGTTCGAATTATCAAACTTTTATTAACGAATTTAAACTTTTTGATGATACATTCTTTACTTTAACTCAACCTCTTTTACTTAAAACTAGAAATAGTCTTTCTCCTAAGAGAGTTAAGTTGGATTCAAAAATTGATCTAAAAGTTACTACTGAAATTACTGTAGAAAATAAAGATATTGACGATGGAATTGTTAACATTTTTAAAGATTCTGTAATTACTAGTGCATCTATGGAGGTTGTTAAGTTAAACGAAGATCCAAACCTTCCGTCTAGGGTTACTGTTTCTTCTTTTGCTGATACTTCTGCTACCGTAGGTGTTACCTCAGATAATACCTTGGTATTAAATTGGGATACTTCTCTTTTAGCAACCCATGCAGGTGTGGCCGCAGGAACTTTTGGAAATCTAAGAGGGGCGTATACGGTTCAAGTTAAATATACAATCCTCAATCAAACGATTCTATCACCACTATTTAATCTAATAGTGAATTAAGCATTTTGTATGTGTCGTCGTATACCTTTGTATTTTCAGATACATATGCTTTTAAATCTATATTCTTGATATGAGCCTCATTCCAATCCTTGCAATTCTCAGGGGGATGGATAATGAAGAAGTTCTCCATCCTTTTGGTCTTCCTGAGTCTGTCAAACTTCACTATTCCCTTCTCACCAGCAGCATCGTTATCGAAACCTAAGATTATCTTCCCAGAGAACTCTTTTAGTATATCAGCTTGAATAGTAGAAATATGAGATCCTATACAACATGTTGCGTTAACCCCACGCAATTGTAAAGATATTGCGTCAATTGGTCCCTCGCAGATTACTAGATGATCTGCCTCTTCGTCATAAGGATAAAGGATATGTGAGGACTTCACTCCCTCTTCGTTCCCTGGGTTCAAGTACTTCGGTTGTATATCCCCTTTGATTGCTCTGGCCTGTAGATAAAATAATTTTCCATTTTTCTCGAACGGTATAACGACTCTGTTGGCATATCTGCCCTCTCTCCCCACATAGTACCTAAAGTTGATTCTAGGGTCAAAAGAAAATAGTTTTCTTTCATACAGAACTACCCAAGCAGCCTGTACTAACAAATCATTAGAATCATAAGACTCTAAGCCAACAGGTAGGAGCTTCTGGTCGGATAAGTCTAGATGTGAGAAAGTAGCGGGTGTTTCCTTTTTATCAACTACAAACCCTAAGTCCTCGTCTAGGAAAAAGGATTTAAAGGTTAATCTGGACTCTGCCTCTCTATACGAGACTTCCTCTAGGATAGAATAAAGTTTTATAAAATTCCCAGTCTGTCCCGTTTTGAAGTCCTGCCACAAACCATTCTCTAGGTTTATGCTCATATGCTTCTTAAAATCGTGCTCTACAAAGATGCTGGGTATGATAAATTCGGTATTGCTAGAGGATATGGTATAGTCGTGCCTGAATTTCTCAAGCAAGTATTCTCGTATATAATTCGTCATAGTTAGCTATGATAGCCTGTAAACCCTATAAATCAAGGAATAACCCATGTTTATCAACACCATCTCAGAATCGAAGTACCAAACATTCAAGCAATGTAAGTTGAAGTACCGCTATCGCTACATTGACAGGCTGAAGGAGGACACCTCCACAAACGCAGACGCTCTACACTTTGGATCCTATATCCACAAGATTTTTGAAGATGGAGTTAAGGCAACGACAGTTGAAGAGTTGATGAGTCTCTCTGAGGAACTCAAATCTAACTACTCATTTAATTCCTCTTACAATCCGAAGATTGAAGTTTGTGCTAAGAACTTCCTTAGATTTAATGCTAGTTTAGAAACTAATGATATTACTGAACTTCGGTACTCAATTGATGTTAAAGAGGATATTTCAGTAAACGGTATTATTGACCGTGTAGTAAGGGGCAAGCAAGGAGGTCTATTGATTGTAGACTATAAGACATCAAAACGAGAAAAGACCAAATTTGATCTTTATCAAGATACCCAAATGAAGGGTTATTGTTATGCTGCACACAAGATGTACGAAACACCTATTGATAAGATCACTTGCGCTCATTACTACCCCCTAACGGACACTCTGGTAACTATAAAGTATACCAATGCCCAGATTCAAGATTATCTAAAGAAGATAGTTGAGGAGGTCTGGAGGATTAGAAAGCTGAAGAAAGTTCAGTTCTGCGCTCAACAGAATGAGTTCTGTAACTGGTGCAGTTACAAAAAGTACTGCCCAGTATTCTTCGATGAGCATACGGTTGCTAAAAGGATCGAAGAGGGGAAAAGAAAACCCAAAAAATAGACCTAACCAGCTTTTGTTAGTCTGCCAGAGATTAACGGTCTATAGATACTTATTTCTACACTTTCAAAGAAGTTAAGTACTTGTTCCTTAGAGTACTTACATTTTTTAGTTAAGTGAGTATATAATGTGTCAATCTTTAATGGTTTTTGTTTAGATAGAGACAATAGTATTCTCATCTGAAAATGCTTTATAAATTTTTCAGAGTACTTATATCTCCATTTTTCTACAAAATCATTACTTAATGTTTGATCTATTAAATCTATAAAATCAATAATGTCTATATCTATATTTGAGTTATTCATTTAGGGGTTTTTTAAATTTATATAATTTATACTAATATAGACGAAATGGGCGTATTTTCACAAGAAATAACAGAATTTTTAAAAAATCTTGCAGGTAAAGACGAAGAGGGGCAACAGCGTCCCGTTGCAGACATTACCCAGCCTATCGGGCATAGTTTAGCATCCACAAAAGTTGGCTCTGTAATAGTCTTTAGTTATGCAAATATGACTAAAGTGGAATGGTCTGATAATATAGCTATGGTTTGGAAACCACCAGCCTATACTAGTGGAAAAAAGAATATTCTTCTTCCATGCGTGAAGATTGATCCAACCAGCACTTTTACTCTAGGCGATATTAAAGAGCTATATAAAAATAGGAATAGCTTACCTTCAGAAAGCTATAGAACTTATAAGTGGAAAACCATGTTCCAAATTCATAAAGTAGTTTTATAAAATGGCAGACGATAATAGAAGAGACGATAATAGAAGAGGGTTTGAGGGAGAACTTTCTAATAAGATTATTAATTTATCTGTAATATTAGGAACTTTAAATGCCTCTTTTCGTGAATTTGATTCT